TATATCTAGCAAAAGCAGCAGAATTAGAAGAGGACGAAACAGAAGAAGAGTTAGACATAGAAACTGATGAGACTGGTAACCCAGATGTTGAAATAGATGGCACACCTCTTTTAAGAGAAAAAGAAATTGAAGAAAAATTTGCAAGTAAAGCACAACAAAAATATCTTTACGCGGTAAATCCAGCAGCAGCTGAAAAATTAGCTTCTAAGATGACTAAAAAGGATTATGAAGATTTACCTGAAAAAGTGAATGAAGAAGAAATGTTAGAACAATGGGTAACATCGTTAGTTGAAAAAAACAATAGACCAGAGATAAGTAAGAAAAACTTTATTAAAACAATTAAAGAAAATTTAACTAAACCTACAATAGGTACTGAAGCACAAAACGATTCCTTTAAGACAGTAGTGGAAATTGGTGAAGAGATGGAACCAGTTATGATGGTAAATATAGATGGTTTTGACGATGACGGACATTTAAACGGTTATTTAAAAAGTGACCAAAGTGACGATGTTATAGAATTAAATATTTGTCCTTCTGGTAATATAAAATTAAATGGTATGAATGTTGGTGAGACAGAACTGGTAGAGACTGACAGAGATGATGAGGGTGAATATATTGGAGCTCCGGAAGCTACTACCGCACCTGTTAAAACACCTACTATAGCTCCAACTAAACCAGGTGAAAAGAAAAGAAGAGGACCTTTTCAAAAACCTAAAGTAAAACCAAAACCAAAAGCAGGAAAAGGGGATGAGTCACCACTTCCAGATTGGTTAACCTCAACTAATTTAGGTAAAGCACTAACACAACATGGCTAAGAAAAAACTAAACGAAGCCCCACCTATTGATTATGGTGATGGTAGGGAAAGAATGTCACCAGATATTGAAGGAAAGTTAAGGTCACAGGAACACCCACTAGGTGGACACCAAGCATTTCCAGATGTAGATAAGGATGGAATTCCAGATAATTTTGAAGAGTTAATTGCGTCACAGAGATTTAAAGATGTGGTACAAAAAGTAAAAGACGCTACAGGTGTAGAAAACATAGACCCACAAACCTTTATGTCTTTACAACCAATGTTAATGCAAGCCGCAAGACGTATTCTGGAAATAGAATCCCAAAATAGAGATGTTTTAGAAAAACTAGCTGTTGACTTAGTTGTGGGTGAGATGGGTATACCAGAAGGGGATTTACAATTTGACGCAAAATTAGAAAAACCTAATATTTCGGGTATGCAAACAAAACCCCAAGAAAAGAAGAAAAAAGAACCAAAATTTCCTAATTTTGAAATGGAAGACGAAGCAGCAAAAAGACTACAAAAATTAGATTTAGAAAAACAAAAAAGAAGATTTATTAATTCATTAATACAGGGGTCAGCAAAAAAAGCTCACTATATGTATCATTTGGTTAATGAAAAACTAAATGAAATTAATCCTGATTTAGTGGGGTTATATTCTATAGTAATGTCAGTAAATGATTTAATGTATTGGGTAATGCCTGATATGGAGGGTATGATTGGTGGTGGTGGAGCAGAATCAGCAATGGCTGGAAAAGAAGAATTAGATTTAGAAACCGACCCCCCAACTATAAAGGCTATTGGATTAATGTTCCCTATTTTAGTACACGAATTATACAAAGGAGTGATGGAATATATATCAGCTCACGGTTTACCTTCCGACCCAGAAATGGCTGATGAGGTGATAGGTATGGAAGATACATTACCAGCAGAAGTGTGGGATTTAAGATTAGGTCCAGTAATTTGGGAAAAATTTTTAGAAGTTTACCCAGATAACTTTTTTGATATGGAGGAACAAAAAAGAATTAAAAATTACTTCTACTTTAAATTTGTAAGTTTAGAAGCTGAAGAATTTCTTAAATTAGCTAAAGAGATATTGTCTGGTAGTCAAAAAGGGAAAGACCAAGTTAAGAAAATGATTGATGATATTGTTAAACAGTTAAAACAGGAAGATTATGAAGATGTTTCAGGTGAAACCCCTACACCGATAGACGATACACCACCCACTACAGATGTTGAAGAATTAGATATGGATACCATTTTAGATAAAATAAATAAAACGGGTATGGATTCTTTGACAAAAGCCGAAAAAGACTTTTTATATAACTTGTAAAGGGTTAATAATTTTACGATATTTATAGCATATGGACAAACAAGAGTTGATAAAAGAATATGCTAGGTGTTTACAAGACACTAATTATGCTATAAAAACTTATTTAGAAACATACGACAACACACAATCTAAATACGTACCTTTCGACCTATTTCCTGAACAGGAAATGATGTTAAAAAATTTTGAAAAATATAACGACAACATCACTAAAAAATATAGACAAGCGGGGGTATCGACAGCTACCGCTGCATGGGTTTCTAAAAAATTACAATTCGCATCTAAAAATAAACCCGAAAAAATTCTTATTATTGCAAATAAATTAGATACAGCTTCAGAGTTTGCTAATAAAGTAAGAGGATTCCTCAATCAATGGCCTGACTGGATAAATGTTGGGTTTTCTAAAGAGAAAGATTCTCAAAAACACTTCAAATTAAATAATGGTTGTGAAGTAAAAGCGGTCGCTACATCTGTAGATGCATTAAGAGGATATACCCCTACAACACTTATATTTGATGAAGCTGCATACATAGAAGCTGGGGACGATTTTTGGGCTGCGTGTATGGCCTCACTTTCAACAGGAGGTAAAGTTATAGTTATTTCCACCCCTAACGGGTATGATAAAATATATTATGAAATATATGAACAATCTATTAAGGGGTTAAATAGTTTTCACATATCCGAACTACATTGGGAAAATGACCCTAGATTTACTAAAGATTTATTTTGGGTAAAAACTAAGGATATCGTACATTTTTTACTAAATAGGGAAGATTATAATGAAAAAGAATTTTTATATGAAAAAGAGTTAGATAAATTTGAAGGTTTAATAAAGAGTGGTTATAAACCTTGTTCTTCATGGTTTGAAAGTATGGTAAAAAAACTTAAATATGATAGAAGAAAGGTTTCACAAGAGTTAGAAAGTGCGTTTTTAGGTTCTGGTGATAATGTTATTCCGGTAGAAACAATAGAACAAATAAAAGACATTCATATAATGGACCCTAAAGAAATGTATGTGGGTAATCAAATGTGGATTTGGGAAAAACCTAAAGAAGGTCATAGATATATTTTAGGTTGTGATGTAAGTAGGGGTGACGCCGAAGACTTTACCTCTATAGTTATAATAGATTTTGATGAGAGATGTCAAGTAGCAGAATATTTAGGAAAAATACCACCAGATTTGGCAGCTGATATAGTATATAAATGGGGGACAATGTATAAAGCTTATGTGGTTATAGATATTACTGGTGGAATGGGTGTAGCGACATCTAGAAAGTTACAAGAATTAGGGTATAAAGATTTATATGTTGAAGGAACAAATACCGCTAATAAGTGGAAATATAACCACAATGTAGATAAAATTCCTGGTCTAGCATTCAACAATAAAAGAACACAAATAGTAGCGTCATTTGAAGAGGCTTTAAGACATAAGTTTATTGTAAGGTCTAAAAGATTGTTAAATGAATTATATACTTTTGTTTATATAAACGGAAAACCCAACCATATGAAAGGTAAACACGATGATTTAATTATGGCTATGGCGATGGCTTTATACGTTGGAGAACATTCATTCACCCAATTACAAAAGGCCAATGAACTAACTAAAGCTATGTTAGATAGTTGGACAACTAGTAACACTGTCACTGAAGAAAGTCCCGCACCACAACAGAATAAACCTTTATTTGGGTTACCAGGAAACCAGAATACAGATAGTAAACAAATGTATAAAGATTATGGTTGGTTATTTGGGAAGGTCCGATAAAAAATGATTGACTATTTATAATATAATCAGTATTATTAATTAATATGGCAGAAAACTTAACAATATACCAAAGACTAGGAAAATTATTTGGACCAGAAGGGCCTAACAGGACAGAACCTTCATACCAAAAGTTTAATATAGGTTCGTCAGAAATACTTAAGACTGACTCTAAACAAGAGTTTGAGGAGAAAAAACTCCAGATGCAACAATCTTTGTATCTATCAAATCAATGGCAAAAAATTGATAATGAACTATATACTAAGTCTATTTATTATGAACCAACTAGATTAGCATCTTACTATGATTATGAATCTATGGAATTTACTCCTGAGATTTCCGCAGCACTAGACATTTATTCAGAAGAGTGCACAACACCATCAGAAAAAGGTTATATATTAAATATATATTCTGAATCTACTCGAATTAAATCGATATTAGGTGACCTATTTAACAACATATTAGACGTTAATACAAATCTACCTATGTGGATTAGAAATACATGTAAATATGGGGATAATTTTGTTTACTTAAAAATTGATGCAGAAAAAGGGATAATAGGATGTAACCAACTCCCTAATATTGAAATGGAAAGAAGTGAAGGGCACAGTTATCTAAATCAACTAAATAATGATTCAGAAGACGACCATATTGTTAAATTTAAATGGAGAGAAAAAGAATTAACGTTTAACTCTTGGGAAATAGCTCATTTTAGATTACTAGGTGATGATAGAAGATTACCTTATGGTACTTCTATGTTGGAAAAAGCTAGAAGAATTTGGAAACAGTTATTATTAGCGGAAGACGCGATGTTAGTGTATAGAACTTCTAGAGCTCCCGAAAGGAGAGTATTTAAAATATTTGTAGGTAATATGGATGATAAAGACGTGGAAGCTTACATCCAAAAAGTAGCTAATAAATTTAAAAGGGACCCAGTCGTAGACCCATCTAACGGAAATGTTGATTTAAGGATGAATCAGATGGCTGTTGACCAAGATTATTTTATACCAGTAAGAGACCAAGCAGCAGCTAGTCCAATAGACACATTACCTGGTGCCACTAACTTAAGTGAAATCGCAGATATAGAATACATACAGAAAAAACTTTTAGCTTCACTTAGAATACCAAAAGCTTTTTTAGGTTTTGAAGAGGTTGTTGGGGAAGGAAAAAATTTAGCTTTATTAGATATTAGATTTGCTAGAACAATTAATAGAATTCAAAAATCTATAGTACAAGAATTAAATAAAATAGCTATAATACATT